TTCCGGTTCTGTTACTTCCGGTTCTGTTACTTCCGGTTCTGTTACTTCCGGTTCTATTACTTCCGGTTCCGGTGTGAACGGGTCGTCACCTAGTTCCGGAATAGTGTTAGGAACGGACTCCATGTCAATAAAGAAATCACGGTATTCCGGATTACTTTCCATGAGTTCAACCGCCTTGGCATCCGGAGTGTTAAATGCCCGGTAAACCTTTCCGTCCTCTACGGACGCTATGAATTTATCCGGTTTCATCACATATCGTATGTGGTGTCCGGTAAGATACTCATTTTCGTACCATTTCGTGGCGAACTGTCTATCAAAGCCGCACACTACTTCCAACTTTAAGTTAGTCATTTTCGCGCATAGCGCCAAAATCTGTCCAATATCAGTTAATTTAGTCATTTAATTTATAGTTTAAATTGTTATGCCTTTGGCGTCTTCAGCCCGTTATATGCGCCCTCGGTAATAGCTAACATTCTATCCCCTCCTGCGCTATCCGGCGTCTTTAGTGTTATTGTAATAAGTCCGTCCGTCGTGGAATCCCCTACAATTTCGGAACATTCTAGCCCCGACATAAGACCGTACGCATGTAGGTTTCCTAATGAGGTCCGCACACATGCCGCGAAAGTCCCTGTACGCAATGAAAGGATTAATTTTGATAGCTCACTAGCGCCCATAGCCCCGCTATTATCAATCAATTTTATAACTACGGTGTGTTCCTCCGCTGTTATTATAGCGTCATTATTGCGTGCCGCTATACTAACCGATACGGAGTTATTTACACTGGTGATTACATACCCTTTCTTTCCAGTAGCCATAGTGATTGACGCCAGCCCTGCACTATCTACTGAATAGCTGCTAATGTCGGAATAGTTAACCAATATAAGTTCCTCTACGCCTCTAATAGAGGTAGGCTCCGCCGCCTTCGCACAATCAAATGTAACGTTCTGTTCTAATTTCTTAATACATGCCATATTTACCTCCTTTACGCTACAATAGCGCCCGTTCTTAACGTTGTGTACGTTGTCGGATTGAAGTGCGCGCGCTGCTCACCTATCACGTTTTCCGGCGTCGTTAACGTTATTGTTGTAAACCCACCGTTTGCATTGGCCTCTTCTGTGTAGGCCGACATAGTAAGCCCATACACTAGACCATACACACGGAATACATTTTTCTCTTTCATCTTAGCGACCGCAACGAACCGACCATTTAGAATGCGGTTCACCGTGTCTGCCGAACTTTCACCCTTTCCGTATATTGTAAAGGTTACGGTATCAGCAAGTCCGGCGGGCGCATTGTCGTTAATACGGGCTTCTGATGAGGCGTTAACGCCTTTCTTATTGGACTCCACTAAGATAGCTTTCCCGCCGCTTGACAGCGTTAATGTAGCCAGTCCGGCGGACAAGTTGCGCGTAGCAATCTCGGAATAATTGATTAGCAACAATTCTTCAATGCCCGTTGCGCCGCTATTGCAGTCCACTAAGATAGCCCTATTTAATTTTGATATACATCCCATAGTTATATAAGTTTAGCGTTAACTATTGTAGTCCATGCGGGCGTATCGAGTAGGGTTCTTTTTTCCCCTTTCGCGTCGTCCGGTGTCTTTAACGTAATTGTAGTAAATCCCCCGTTCGCGCTGCTGTCCGTCTGAATGTCGGATACTTCTAGACCGCACATAGTGCCAAGCATAGCCCGGCTAGCCGTCAAATCTCTATAAGATACCGCTGCCATAAACCTTCCGTTCATAAGTGCGTCTAATATTACGGTACTGTTCGCCGATTTATTGTATAATACAATTGTTAGCTTTTGGTCTAGCCCATTAGACACGTCCGTAGCTTTTAGAGCCTCCGTTACTTTCACGCCATTTTTAACTATATCAACGGGGACTGTTTTAGCCCCCGATTTTAATGTTAAGGCCGTGATAATATTGGCGGCTGATACGGTCATAGTATCGATGTCGGCGACGTTTATGAGATACAATTCCCGTAAACCTGTTGCGCCAACCTCGCAATTATATGCTATTGCCTTATCTAGTGCCTTTATACAAGCCATATTTTTTGTTTTAGTTGATTAAACGCCTGCGGCGGTGTATAATTTCATGTATTGAGGAACCGCCAACATAGCATCAGCAGCGAACACAGTAGTACTGTAATACTTGCGGTCTTTCGCATCTTGAATGAACGGCGCAATGTCCAATGCGGAATCTTCCAACGCCAACTGAATGTTGGTTTTCGGAGTGAACGCGATAAATGACTGAACCGTTAATGCATCGCCCTTGGCGCTGTTAGATACGTGGCGCAACTCGTTGATTTTGTATCCTTCAAAATAGTAGGCGGGCTTTCCGTCCTCCATGTTAGCCTGTGCCAAATGGTTATCTTTGGATTCTACGAGATTCTTGTACGCACGCATAACGTTACTTGATACGAAAAATTCTGATGTGTTCAATTGGTCTGCACGCTGCGTGTCAATACACGATTTTAGTGTAGCCAATACACTAGCCGTATCGGTAGGAGTGAACGTTCCGACTTCTTCCGTAGAGTCGTTCATTTGCTTGATGATGCCGCCATTTTTGAATACGGTGTATTCTCCATTGGTATCAGAGGTTTTCAAGCCGTCCAACCACACGAGGCGCAACATATCGGCTTCCAACACTTTCAGAATTTCCGACTGCATGAACGCCGCCAACTGAGTTTGGTCGAATTCGTCTGACAAGTGTACACCTTTAGCTACCATTTTGCCCCACAAATCTTGCAAGCAAACCACGATAGGCAATTCTATCTGTGCATGGTCGTAATATTTAACTTTGTCCTGTACAGAACTGTACTTGTACTCGCTGTCGCATCCCGCGGAACGTCTTACCGCCTTGTCTGCTGCCGAAAAAGTCAAGATAGGTTTACCCTTCTCGATTCCGGATAACACCGTTACGCCTGTGGAAAGTTCGCCTTCCAAACCTAGCGTTAAAGAAATAACATCCGACAAACTGTCAATGTTCAATTTGTTTAAGTCACTAAATGTAAATGCCATAAGTTTCTAGTTTTTAATTTTGATGATTGATTTATATTAACGCCACTTGTTACGGTTTTCCTTGAATGCCTTCTGAACGGCTTCACGGCTTAACTTGGTTTCCTCTTTGGGCTTCTTCTCGGTCTTTAGCTCGGTCTTTGCAGGGCTAGGGGTTCCGGTTTTGCGGTTTAACTGGGTTTTCAGCCCCGCGATTTCCGTTTTCAAAGCGGTAACTTCGGCTTGTAACGTTGCAAGTTCTTCCGGTGTGGGCGTTTTCTTCTCTTCCTCGGTTTTGGTTTCTTCTGCAAGTTTTTCCGGTTCTTCTACCTCTATGTCTTTGACTCCTGCGATTACGCCACCCTCAACGACTAGAATAATATCCCCGTCCGGCGTAGTGATTTGGTAATCCCCGTCCGGCGCCGGGTTTCCGTCCGCTAGTGTAACGGCGTCACCTACTTGCACCTCGTCACCTGCTGCGGAAACTACGATTTCTGTTCCGTCCACGGTTGTAAATGTCTCGGTTGCTAGCTTCGTCTTAGAGAAAGACGAAATCAGACCTTTAAATGAAAATTTGCTCATGTTCTTTGAATTTTTAAAATTATTATTGCTAAATAGTGAACTAGTCGCGGCGGGAAGTCCTACCAAATCAGCGCTAAACAGTTCTGTCACCTCTGTAACAGTAGCGGTTTCCGCTTCATCATCGAAAACTTTAACGTCCATTTGATTGACGGATACGCCTAGCAATTCCGGTTCCTTCTCAATCATGGCTACCATGAAGGCGAATTCAGAAGGGTATGCGGTTTCCAGGGCTTCTGACATTGCTAAATCCGCGTAAACCGCATTTTCATCATGCGAGAAGTTGGTAAAATGCCCTATATACCCGTCTAACAAATCATCGCCGTTATGTGTGCGGCGTGCGTGAATCGGACGCTCATTTCCTAGTGCCACGAGGGACGGAAAACATTCTGCGGAAATGACTAATTTATATCTTTTCCCGTTGTCCTCTATGGCATTTTTGGTTTCTCCTGCCTCGATTATTCGTAATTTTTCAAACTTTTTCATGTAGTTATGTTAATTGCGTTACAAAGTTATGATATTAAACTACATTTAAGGGGTTATTTACCTATCAATTATATGCCCGCCGCTACCTGTACGCTCTGCGTGCGCTCTGTTTCCTCGTTTATGTCCGTCACTGCGACCTGCGGCGCCGGAACTCGCGCTACCGAATCGTACATAATCGCGGCCAACTTGTACAGGCTGTCATCCGATAGGGCGAAATTTGAAGGCGTCTTAATCGTACCATTAGACCCTACCGATATTTTCCCTCCGTTCGCGTAACGGTACACACCGGAAGAACCGAAAGAACGACCACCGTACTCCATGTTAAGCGCTGACAGCGCGTTAATAGCCCCGGAGGCCTTCCGGTTAAGTATATACATGTTCTCGCCTCCTTCGGCCTCGAATCGCTGCCCATTGGAGCCTACGAACGTTACACCCCCGGCGGAATGGCTAGGGCCGTAAATCTGTCCACCCTTCGCGTACTTCGCTGACGGGGTGCGTACCTTGGTATCCGGCTCCTTGGTTTTCGTAATGCTCATTACTTGCTTCATGCCGGCGGCGACTACTATCGCTGCCTGCGCAATCCCTAGAAAACCACCCTGTGCCAATGCCTTGGTAGCGCCTAGATATGTGTTGATAGTGGCCTGCACTATCGCGGCGGCTTTACCGGCTTTGGATTCTTCACCTAACAGCGTGGACAATTGCCCGGCTACATCACCTGCCAAAGCTACACGCGCGTTCGCTGCGGCTCTTTCCCTCTGTTCCTTGATAAGTTCGTAACGCTCGTATATACTGTCCGTCTCGGCTCCTATCGCCTCGGCTGCTGCTACCTCCGCGTCCCTCTTCATATCCAGCCGGATAAGGTCGGCCTCTAGCGAGTTGCCTAACTTGATATCGTCTAGCTGCCTTTGATTTTCAATCTCCATTGCTTGACGGTCCCGGTCTGCCTGCATCCGTGCGTCCTCCTCGGCCTTCACTGACGCGGCAAACTCTAGTTGCAGGGCCTTCACGTTGTTGAGGTATTCTTGCTCTCCAATTAGGTTTTGCTGCCTCTTGTACTTTTCCGCCTCAATCTGTGCGTTGATAACCCGCTGTTGTTCTTCCAGTGTTGCCGCGCCGTTCTTCAATTCGTTCTCGGCAATCTGCAATTGCATAGCCTCGATAGCGTCCGCGTACTGCTTCAATATGGCTTGTTGTGCTTTAGCCTTCTCGTCCGCTGCACGTTTGGCCGCTTCTACTTCTGCCTTCTCTGCGTCCTCGGCGGCTTTCTTCCGGGCGTCTAGTGCAGCCTTAATGTTAGCTTGTTTGGCTGCTGCATCCGCCTTTTCATATCCCGTCAATTGCCCGTGTATCTCTTTCTCCTGCGTGGCGTAATTGGCGCGGGCCTGCTCTAGTGCTGCTAGGGCTTCCTGTTCCTTCCGGGCGTCCTCGTCTGATGTGTATCCCAACTCATTTTGGGCCTTAATCTGCTTGTATTTGGCGTCCAGTATCTGTACCTCCATGTCCCGCATAGCGTGCAGTTTCTCGGTAGCCCGCTCTAACAGTTTCCGGCGTTCCTCGGTACTCTTATTTTGGTCGGCTGCTAGGGTCTTTAGTTCCTCCATTTCCCTTTTTAGACGCGCCATAGGTACGAGCATGTCCGTTTCCGCCTTGTAAATGCGCTGCATTTCTTTCTCTAGGGCGCTAGCGCTCCGGGCGGCTTCCAATGTAGCGTCCGATATAAGCCCTATCTTATTGAGTAGCCACGTTATTTTTTCGGCTAGCCATTCAAAAGCCTTTGCAAGCGCCGTGAACAACTCGGTTATGTAGTCCAACAACTGACCTAAAATCGTTTGGAATGGCGCAAATGCCGCCTTTAGGCTTGTCGATAAGTCGCTGTTACGCTTAATCATTTTTTCTATCAGCCCGATAAGCGTTAACACGGTCGTAACTATGAATAGAATCGGGTTAGCCTTCAACGCCGCGTTGAATGCCTGCACACCTGTTATCCCGCTTTTCATCGCACCGACTAGCGCGCCAGTCCCACCGGATAAGCCCTGTGTTTGCAAAATGCCCTCCTTGACGCTTTCCGCATAGTTACCCACATTTCTACGGTTGTCCCCTACGGACTTCTCTAACTCTTTCAATTTGTCGGATAACGCCTTTGTCTGCTCGGTTAGTTCTACGCCCTCCTTGCTAGTAGTGCGCTGCGCCTCGGACATCTTGTTAAGTTCCACGGTGTTCTGCGCCAACTGCGCACGGAGCGCGTTAACGCTCGTGGCCTCGCTGTCTAACAAAGTCTTGGTACTCTTAATCTCGGCGTTGTTCTCCTTCTGCGCGTTCGCGTTGTCTAACAGAGCCTTTTTAGTCTCTATCATCTCCTTGTTCAGCTTCCGAACTGACGCTTCGTACTTGTCTTGTGATACAAGCCCGTCAGCGTAGTTCTGATTCAGTGAGTCAAGGGCTGATTTTTCAGTGTTATACGCAGCTTGTAAATCTTTTTTGGTCTTTGCAAGCGCTATACTCTTTGCTATCAGAGCGTCGAGGCCTTTTTCAGCCTCTGACGTTCCAAAATTTAAGTCTAATAATGTTACTTGGTCTGCCATACTCTAATTAGTTAAATCCAATTTGTACAAAGATAGCTTGCAATCGCCTTTAGCTACATCATATTCGCCTAGGGATTTTATGTAAAAACACCCTCCCAACTGCGAAAAGTAATACGCCCTGTCCAACTTTAAGTTAATTACGTCCTGGTAGCTTAACCGGGCCTTTATCTTAACTTGAATTCTAGGCGCGAATAACTTGAAGTGCCTCTTTATATACATCCTATAAATGTCCTCTAGTGCAGTCACATACGTAGCGGTTCCGCCCGTGGTAAACTTGGATGTTAACGCGACTTTCGGAAACGCCATAAAGTTATACGCAAACGGCAAACCGGACTTATACGCGTCCTTCACCGGATTAAGCGTACCGGGGCCTATCGAGTAGCTGTACTTAACGTCCCCCACCTGCGTTACAAGCTGGTCGGCAAACTCATCCGGAACTTCTATCGTGTCCATTCCGGAAAACCTATCGCTCCAGTCAACTATGTATTTATGCCTGTCATCTTTCCGGTCGCGTATTGACGGGTGTATGATTGGTTCAATACTTAACGTCTTGTTCCGCCACTGCTTCCGCCAATGGAAAGCCGTACACAGGTCGTCCACCATTTTTTTGACGTCCGAATAGGGGAACCCTGTACCCGTTACGACTGTTCCGGCTGCGGGACTGTATGCTGTCAGTACTTCCGCTTTGCCTTCTCCCATATCAATGAGTTCTTCCGGGGCATACCCGTTCGGAAATTTGAAGCATGACTCCTTAACCCCACCTATCAGCCCTTTCAGTATCATATACTTGTCGCTCGTAGGCGTGACGAACGCCACGGAGTTAAGAGGTGACCCGTACAGCCAAATACGTTCGGTCAGCCTTGAACGGGCGTATAGAATGCACTCCGTTAAATTGGTTGATTCCGCTACAATATGCAGTTCCGGCAATGTGCTAGGAGTGGTAGTGCCTGTGTATTCCACTATCATACGGATATCGCGCCCTACGCCCGACCGGATATAGAACCCGGGGTTTTGCCCGCCCGGGGCCAGTCCGAAAAGGGTAGCATACAAGGCTTTCGTGGTATCGGATATCACTACCTGCGCAATGTCCGGATAGACATACCCGCCCCGACCTTTTGTGTATTCCTTAGGTACTAGAGTCATATTACCGGATGCTACATCATGATCCCATACGATAGATGAACGGAATATCATAATAGTAGGCTTTAGCAGAGCCGCGTCTATCGGTTCTGGCACCTCGGAACCTTCGTTGTTCTTCGGAGTGAGAACCGGAAATTTGCCCTCTTTCCATGTAATATGGTCGTTGATAATCTTTTCAAGGTTGACGACACGCGACGCATTCGGCCACCCGGCAAACATTTGTTCTACCTGCTCTATCTTATATTGTATCCGTATTTCTTCGTCGCTCCACTTCTGCCTATTCTCGACTAGCGATATAGAGTAGTTCCCGCCGTTGTATGACACTTTGGCGTAGAACTCCACGTCATAGCCCATGTAGTGGAATGGAAGCCCGTACACGAGTAACTGACAATCGTAAAAAATGCACTCGTGTATACCCTTTTGCAAGTTAATGAACGTCCTGTCATTGTTGAGTGTCCTCGGCACTTTGATAGTAGCCGAAAATGCCACACTGTCACCTGTCATTGTGACGGGTGATATATTGTTGACTGTGAGTTTTACAGGGGACCCCGAAAGGCCCTCCACGTAATTTCCGTTAATCTTTAATTTTACTGTCTCCATTTTATCCTGCCTGTTCGATTCGTATAATTATATCAGATATCCCCGGTCTTTGGAACCGTATCTCCGTACCCCGTGCCGCGCCTGTCGTATTGGCCGCTATCCGCAAATTGAACTTTCTAATATATTTGTTATTAGGGTCTATGGCGGTTGAATCTAGCGTTACCCAGTTGTCAAGCCGGAAGAACGATATCTCATCACGTTGGTTTGGCTTTTGCGCCTGCACCGCTATTTCTGCGGTTCTTTCGTTCGGGGCACTCAGCACCCATACCGGGTCTAACCTGTGCCAAATCTGATTAGATGATATTGCCATAGCGTCAACGTTGGAATACTGTATAATCGGAATGTTCCCCGAAGCCCCCGTAACGTTCGCCGATAAATTGATAGTTCGGGTCAGACCGGGATTCCAATCTAGCATAACGCGGAACTTATTAAGTTGCACCCCATTTACATTGAGGCTGTCAATATTATATGTTCTAGCCTGAGAAGGCGGTACAAGGCTAGGAACCGTAGATGCGGCTGTTATCAAATCAAAGTAATGCATATTTCCTTCTCCTGCCTCTAATGTGTCCCAACTAGCGTACACATAGTTAGCGGGCGCGTTGTTGTAGGCGCGTTGGAATATCACTACGGTTCCCAATATTTTTCCGGTGGGTACGTGCTTGATGTTGATACGCGCAAATCTATCAGTGTTCGCCCCTGGCCCCGCGTTTTGAGCCAAATTAAACATCAGCTTAATGTTAGGTGCTGCACGCACAATTCTAATGTTAGTTACGTAGCTCCGGTTACATTCCCCAACTATATCGGTGTAAGGTATTCCGGAAGTAAAGGTAAACTCATTATCATTATGCGCATTTCCGTCATATGCATACATACCTTTGCCCGCCCATTTGAAATCGTTCGGGAATCTGTCTACCGGGCAAGCGACGGACTGCATAACATTCACATCTGCCATTTGTCCGGTTATGTCGTGCGTAGTGCGGATAATGCACGAGCGCGGAACTCCTCCGGATTCCGGCAAATTAAGCGCCGGATTAACATATACATCCCCTCCGTCCTGCTCCAATTGGCTAGCGTCTAGGTTAACCCATGCACCACTAGCACCTGCCATATTTCTAACCTGTAACGTTCCCCCGCCCTGCGTTACGCAATTCACCGAAAATGAATTTGTCTCGCCGCCCTGCGGGGTGATATGTTTAGGCGTGGCATTTACTGCGGGCGCCCCGTTCTGATTTACCTTTATACCTCCTATCTGCTCGGTGGTTCCCGCCTTAATGAAATGAATGTATCCTACTCGTTGTACCGTGGAAGGATTCACCGTGCGTCTAGTTGATACAGGCGTGAATCCGATATTTCCTTTTCCGTCTGCGGGTGATACGGGGAACAGCCAATCAACCTGCGGCACTAAGTCCCACTTGACATTACTAGTAACGTTGATTAATCCATTTATATCGGCAAAGTACGGGTATGTATGCTCATACGGAGTAGCAGTAAATTTTACGGGGATAATGGCGGGCGCGTCCGGTTCAACGGGCGGTATATAGTTGTCCATGAAGCCAATAGTACGTAATGTAATTTGTTGGCGGTACACACGCTCCGAACCGCTCCACCGGGCGCCCGTGTCGCTTGTAACCTCCATTTTGTACCGTTGTTCCTCGTCTATTGTGGGGAACTGTTTCGGCAAAGTCAATTCGATATTGGACGAAACTAACAGTTCTTGGAACGCCGGATAATATTCCTTTGCATATGCTACGTTGATAGTCAGAATGCCCTGCTCGGACACACCGCCCAAACCACGCATATAAGTGAATCCCTCGTTCCAAAAGTAGTCCTTAAATGCGTACCACATCCATTGCCCATTACGCATATTCCAACGTAGGCGCGCGGCGCATAACATTTGGTCGTCGTTCGCTACGGCTTGCGGCAACTTATTTTCATACTCGGCTACGGCTATGGTATCACTTGTACTCGGACTCTTAATGGTTAGTTTCTTGATGTACCGGATATCTATCGTACTGCCTAGGTAATACTTCGTGGGGAACACGTGCGGGCCGCGGTAATCGTCCACGGGTTCACATGTGATGTCGTAGTCAGTCAGCCCGTTATCCTCCCACGGCAAAGACGGCATAATAATGTCGTATGGCTGTCCGGGGATTCTCGGCTTTACCGGGAACTTGAAATTGGTTCCGCCTATCGAGGGCATCATATGCACGGGAACATCCGCGTTAAACAATTCAGCCATACAAAATTTGCTATTGTGCCTTATCGTGATTAGCCCTATATCGCTACCCCCACCATTTAGTAATGATTGGTCGCGTGTCAACGGGTTTATTACCGTGCCCGCTATCGACAAATCAAACTCAATCTTCGGTGAATACGGGATAACCCTTAGAAACTTGTAAACCCCTCCTTGTAGAATAGATATCTCTAGGTCCTTTGCGGAGTTTTCCGGGGTAATGGTAATCGTGTACGACCTTGTAGGCCATACCGGGATAGGCCGCAAATAGAAGTTGGTTTCTTTTATTGAAGCGTCGCTTACCAACGTCTCGTTGATTATAGGTAAATATACATTCATTAGTCAATATTTAATGTGTCAATAATCGCATATCGTATTATCGTTATAATGTCATTCTGCAATGACAATACTCTAGCCGGGTTAAGTACATCCGACACCACGCCGCCGGGGTTGTGGTCGTTCGGTACCTTTATCCCCTCCTCGCCTATCATCTTGGCGATAGGATAGGCGGCTTCTATCGGTATGTTAGCCCCTCTACGGTTCTTGTCCTCTATCCAACGCTTAATGACTGATAACGGTGGGCGCCTTCCGGCTGCGCGTCCTCCCTCCATTGCCCCGACATAGCGCGGTGCGGTTATCTTCGCGTTGTTGCCGCTAACAGTCAGTTTCAGTTCGCGCCCGAAGTTACCGGAAGCTACTAGCCCCTTCTGTATGTACGACTGCTCTATATCGTCGCGTAGCTTGGTTAGAAGTACTTCAATCTGTGTTATCGGATTCTTTGCCATTACTCGGATATATTAATAGTTATTTCCCACCCCGATTTGGGACTATCATAAATATTCTGCCTCTTAACCACATTTGCGGCTCCGCTAACGTAGTTACATCCTGCCTGCTTGGCAATGTCAGTAATAACGGCGAAAGTCCTGTCTAGGACCTCTATTTCCGCCGTATCGTCACGTAGGTAGTGTGACGTCCCTAGCACTTGGATAAGTACCGATACCCCGAGCGGTTCGGGTGCCAAATCGGAGTATGTCTGTATCCCTCCGGGTACATCCACGAAAACGAAGTCACCCGTAATTTGGTTCGCTAGAACATTGCGGGTGTACTCATCTCCGAAAAACACGGGTAGGCCGTGTCGGCCCGCCCATGTTGATACGTCATCTAATATCCCTTTAAAAGTCATACTTAGTTTTTACGTTATTGTCGTATGTAGGCTCCGATTCATCCGATATAACGCGTTTTCCATAGAAAACCCGCGCGGCTGTCTGTTTGTATCTCCCTGTAACGGTTATGTCCCCGTTCGCCGATAGGGAACCCGCCGATATGTGGGAATCATCATTCATCGTTAATGCACCGCTTCCCGATATACCGCCCTCACATCGCGCGTTATCTCTCATAATTAAAACTACCGTAGCGCTAATTTTACGGCCCGAAAAAACCGCGCCCCCTTTCATTATTACGGTGTTTGCGTCCGCCCTGGACGTCGCTAGAAATCTCGCACGGTCCTCTAGGTATATACAACTGTCGGATTTATTTGCCTCCGCCACGGGCGCAAATACCGCGTTGTCCTTGATTAGCATGCTACCGTTTACGTTTGCATTCTCGGTAACGGAGTTCCCTCCGAAATACCCGGAACCGCTTATTGAAGAATCGTACACCGCTGCGTTATTCTCTACCCTTACATCCCCTTTAACGACTGCGGCGGCCTCTTTCGTATTGACTACCTTACAACCGTTGAATGTGCGGATAACTATACCTTTAAGGTCATCCTCGGTTACAGGGCTTCCCACCTTGGAGAATGTGATATATGCTTGGTGGAACTTAACGTCATCCTCCATAAGTTTCGACACATCGTTAGAATGTGCGTCTACTGCCGCAATCTTTCCGCGTATGTCGGTAAATGCCAATGTAGCGGTTACACCCGAACCTGTAAGGCCGTCAATCTCCATTCCATGAAGACCGTTAACACGTACAGGTGTGGCGATAATCATAGTGTTCTCGTCCTCTACCGTTCCGGTAATAATCTGTCCTACCTCCTGCGTATTGAACGCCCCTCTAACGGCTACCATGTGCGGCTTTAAATCGGTGCTTCCGTCGTGCCCGAAAGAGCCTCCGTACACCTGCGAGCCTTCTAAGGTGAACACGCCTTCCAAATAGGCGTCCTTGTAAATCTCCACGGATTGCGTATTAGCCCCTACGGCGGTTAGGTTAAGGTTCTTCACGCTGTGAATGTCCTCTACCAAAGGCCCCATAGCGCGCGTACTCTTGGAAACTACGCGATACATTCCCTGCTTTTCCCCGCTCACTAGGATAAGGTCGGCATTTGCTAACGGTTCGGACAAGTCAGTAAGAGCCTTCTCAAAGTCGATATCCTTGTACACATTGCGGTTTACCGGGTTGTGGTAGAACAAACCGTGTTCAACGTTACAACGGATGAACTTAAATGGAAAGTCAGTAGATAAGGCGCTAAGGGTGCCTTTAGGTATGACCTGCTCCGATTGGGTGAATGTATAACAATCTCGGGCGTTGATTTTGTTTTTAGTTACATAAGACACGGCAAATGAGTATGAACCGTCATTTACTAGCCTTCCAATGTTGTAAAAATTACCAATAAGCAGGCTATTAGCAGAAACCAACCGCCATTCTACGTTACACTTAATCACATCTGCAAGTATGTTAGCTGCAAATGCTCCGTCACCCGTCTTACTGATAGATATGTTACTTCCGTCAATTACGGATTTATACACACTTATATATGTCGTGTTGGCTACGTTAACCTTAGTAGCAATGGTCATTGCGCTAGTGTAATTGAACTCTATCCGACTATCCTTGATGTTGATTGTACTTTCAAGGGCTATTGACGGTATGGTAACATTTGCGGCTGTGATATCTGCCGGAACTGTTGCGGCTGTTGGGGTCTTACGAATCTGAATCCCAATGTAATAGGCGCCGCCCGTACCAATACTGTTTCCGTAGCCCGACCCGGACACCATTTTCTTTTCTGCATTATACCGTAGTACACGCATTTCGTACCCTTCTCCCGCTAATGTAACATTGACAGAAACGCCCCCCATATAGATAAGGGACTTCAGCCGTATTACATTTGCGTCCGGTACTTTGGATTCATTATACTTGGAACCGACAGTAGCGGTTACGTTTCCTTGCTCTACGTCACCTACTGCGAGCACCTTTGCGGTTGATACCTTTCCCGTAACGAACTCGTGCGCGCCAATAAGGGCCGAAGTACCTGTAATGTTAACGAATGGTCTAGGGTCAGTTACTGCGCCCTCGTAGCCGTTAGTGTCTACAATGCTATCGCCCGACACACGGATAGAAGGATAGTTCAGATTGCCGCTAAATATCCACGCGTTGCCCTCCTGTGACAATGTGTTCTCGTCATAGACTATACCGCCTACATCGCCCACGTTAACGTAACGGCCTTGTACGCTGAAAGACCGTAGCGCCTTTACGCGCTTGTCGGTCCCTACTGTGATTATCTCATACTTTTTAATCATAAGTTATTTGTTAAAATGTTTCTTCATTTCCGCTTTTTCCTTTTCTACTTCCTCGTGCCTCTTGGACAGTGCCAATATAGCGTCTAGGTAATTTATCCGTTTCGCCTCCTCGAACGAGCAGTTGAACAACTCCGCCGTAGCCTGTACTAGCGTCAATATGTTCTTTGCCTCCCTTAGTGTATCCGGCTCCGCGTCCGGCCCTCCTGCGCCCTGTGGGAATAGCGTTCGTTCCAAATCGTCGGCCGTCTTAATCTGCTCCCGTATGTACTTCATCGCGGTTAGCAAGTGATAGATGTTATCCGGCGAATACTCGGCGGGTTGGTGCTCATCGAGCGTGCACCACTTCGTAACCTTCTCCGTTGCCGTCTCGGCTCTGCGCGTCTCGATTAGCTGCCATAGCGTGACTTTCTCAATGCTCGGAATGACGTACACAGTCTTTAGTTTTTTGGTTATGAACGGGGAAGCCTTGACGTACTCCGACAATTTTTCCAATAACTTACTTTGGTCGGAAGTTAAGCCCCCCTCATAACACGGGTGCAAGTTACAAATATATTCTAACTGTTTGCGGTTATTATACCGACAAAGTGCATAGTACACGCGCCGAAAGACATTTTTAACCTTTCCTTTCCAGTTGGTCCGCTCTTGCAGTATCAGCCATTCAAGGCCGTAAAATCCTTTTTTACTCATATTCGTCAAATTCTAATTGTTCAACTTGTTCATAAAATAACCACTCTTGTTCATCCGTTCCGTCGTATTGGACTACAACGCCCAATACATCCGATTCCAATACGGTTCCCGTCCTTCCGTCCTCGGTAACCTGCACACGCTCGTATAACTGTATCATTGTGCGGCTGCTTTAGGTCGATATTTGCGGATAAGGAAATCGACGCCGTAACGGATAGCGTCCCATGCATGGTTATATGCATCTATCGGCTCATTTGTGTACAGGTCCGTCATGCTGTCCTTGACATATGAATAGTTATCCGCCTCGTCCAGTACGTTATCGCTCCTTTTCGTTACGTGTATCCGGAATTGCTTCACCTGCTGAATGCCTGCCTTTACGGAGCCTTTGCCCTTAACACAGGGGATAGTTTTGCATCCGTGCTGCCGTATCTCCACGATGCTCTTCTGCTCTGCGTTGTCGCATACGGTGTAGACGTTATGCAGCCCGTGTTCCTTCAACGTCTCGGCTATTGTGCGGTTCAGCATTCCGGTACGGTAGCAAATCTCATCTATGTACAAGTCCCACCCGCGCATGTAGATATCGACTATTGCGGTCGGGTCCTGTTGAAAGCCAAAATCAAGCCCAACACAGCGTTTTGTGTCCTCGCCTTGTAGTTCGGTCGGCAACTCCTCGATAATGTCAATTTCGGGATATATGAGGCCTTCCAGCCCGCCTGTCTGTCCTTCACCATATACGCGCCACCAATTTGGGTCGTTGGCGTTCTTCTCGATTGCCTGTACTTGTTGCTCGGTTAGGAACGGATTGTCTTTGTACGTGCTGTGGATAGTTACGTACTTGTCCCCTACAAAATCGGTCTCGCCCCAAAATCTTCGGACGGGGTTAAAGTCGATTATCACCTTTAGCCGGGTACGCACATCCAATTGACGGAAGATTTCCCGGGGCACCCGTTGCGCCTCGTTGATGAACAGAATGTCTCGCGCCGGGCCGTGTACCTTGGCGGCACTGTCGCACCCGAAGAACTCAATATATACGCCTTCCTTTACGGTGTATATCATCTCGGACTTGTTGAACGCGCTGTCCTCCCATACGCCTTCATCTATCAGCATATTTGTGAAGTCACGTAACATACCACGGCGGACAGCGGGCAATGTGTCCGTTACGCAACTAATCATTAGCGGCTCGGTACTTTCCCGGGCGATTAGGTAAAGTAGCTGTAACACGCTCCACGTCTTGGAAGAACGCGTACCGCCCTTACTCGCTATCCCTCTAATGTACGGGTCGGTTACCGGGCCTATCATTTTATCGAATACATATGTACACTTCATATAATGCTATTTTCCTTCGTTTTCCGACACTTTATGTTCTTTCTTGAAGTCCTTTAGCTTTTGGACTCTAGATGCCGTCCTAGGGTCTGAAACCTGTATTGTGAGGCCCCCTTTAATCTCCTTGCCGCCGGATGTATAGTCAAGTGCCATTTTCAGCCCGCGCAAAGAGCGGATGTACGTAGGGTCGAACGCCTGCGACGCCGCGCCCGCGTCCATATCCTGGAATATCATCATACGGATATTGTCGATAGCTTCGGCGAAGCCCTTGGAAGCCTCTAGGCCGAACTCTTCGTAATTGGCATCATATATCCGTCTCCGTTCCGTCAAGTAGTTAGGTGCCGCACCAAGGAACGCGCAAAAGTCCGATTCAGACATAAGGCGCTTTCTCGGTATGTCTAGTATAGCGCCCGCCATGTTACCCGACTTAACTACGTCGTGTACTATTATAGGGTGCGAGTCTATCCACTCTCGGTACCTGTTGAACGCTTCTAAAAGGTCGTCCGGCTCCTGCCAAATCGGGGTCAGTCCCCAACGGCGGCGGCATATCTGAAAAACGCTATTGCACCCGATTTCGTCGGCCGGATTCAGGTGCGTGCGGGATTTTTCAAGTCGGGCTTGCGTACCAACGTTCACTGGCACACCGTCTTTTCCTATTACCACCTCCGGCACGGGCTTTCCCGTATCTTTGTTCTTATCTGTTTTACTCATACGAAAATTGATTCTTAATTATTGACAGCAAATATACTACATTCCCACCTCAAATACACGCTAAATGCCTATAATCGTGGTTTTCGTACCGTAACTATCTGTTTTACAGCGTCTTAGCATCCCGAAACACAGGGGTGTAATAGATGTCATAGATGTGTCACAGATGAAGAATGACGCATAACGTGCAGCGGCACAGCAAGTTACGGCTAGTGTCACAGATGTAATTGATATGTCCCTGGAAGGTAAAAATAAAAAAATAACACCCCTACTTATTATTCATTAACCATAGTTAATATATCATAAGTAGTACTTTAAAATCGTTCATTTTTATCTCTATACAAATCATCTATTACATCTATTACACTATATATAACTATATAAATATCAGTCAGTTACGTGTCACTGATGAAAAATCTTTACCTATTACGGCAAAAACTTTGTAGCTTGATATTCAGCGCTTTACGCGTCATTGATAGGTGTCACAGATAATTTCGATTTGTAAAGCCTTTTAGTAAACTCTTTTGAGAAGAAAATAACAAAACATCTAATTTCCATTATTTTCTCAAAAAGGTTTTCTCTCAATTTTCTTTAAATCTCTGTTTTCGTTCAAAATCGCCTATTTTACTAAAAGCCTCTCAAAAAATTTTGTTTACATCCAATTTAGATATATTAACCGAATTTACTAACGATATGACAAAAAACTTTCTTCTCAAAATCTTCGTGTCATCGCTAAATCTGTAATAACATAGAAATTTGAGAAGAAAGTTTTTCAGTTATTTTACTACTTTACCCTCCTTATCCCTCGCGATAAAGTCATATTTTGCTGCCCATTCACGTAAAATTTCCTTACGATTCCTTAACGCCCTGCACGGTTCCATTTTCGCCCATTTCCCGAATTGCCATTGCCACATGTCTAGCGATACCGTTCCGTCCTTATAATAGTTGAGGCGGTATATCGGGTTGGAGTCTACGCGGTTTCTGTAACTAAGTGTCCACCTTCCCGGGCACCATATTCTAGGGATGTCCTCCGTATTGAACCTGTTTAGCTTGGTCTTTTCACGGTCTTTGATGAACGTCGTTTCAATAGTTGGTATCCGGTTTGGGTCCGTTCTCGTATTCCGGTCGTCCCGTACCGTAGCTATCTCCATTCTTAGTTTCGGCATCGCCTCGCAAATCGCCATAGCGTCAACGCGGTGATATGTGAACCGTGCGTATGTCCTGTAATGTATCCCGTTCTCCTTGCAGAACTTGAATAGAAAGAACTCATTTACATTTAGTATTGTGGCTAGGTCTTGTATTACGAACTCTAGCGGTTTCTTTCTGCACTCCATTTGCTTCTGTCCCATTATAATCTACACATTGTTAATGCGGCTATCAGCGCCAGCAAGAAGGCCCAAACCACTGTTAATATAATTGCGGTTAACATTCTCATGATAAGCCCGGGCAAATCTTCCGGGCTACTCATCCATTTGCAAAACTTCTTAATCATAATTTCAGTGCCTCCCGTATCTTTCCCAGTAACGCATACATCTCGGTGCGCGTCAATGTTAGTTGTACTTGCGGATTGTTTTTCCGGTAAAACGTAAAGTCCGTAGCCCTCTTTAGATTTCTCGGCACACTCTCCGCGTATATTACCACTTCCTCGGCTTCCGCCTTCCCTATCTTCATACGCATATTATATTGCGCCTTTTCCGCGCGGTACAATGCGGTCTTGAAAATCTCGTTCGCCGTGGGGCGTCCGGTTGCCTCGGCCTGTTCCCTCATTTCCTGCTCTCTGAATAAATGTTCCATGTCTGCCATAACGTTATGATTTAAAAGATTAGTTTGATTAAATAGTGTAATACGTAATCGCCCAATAGCCACCAGGATAGCGCGGCCCCTACGAAACCGCCCACTGCTGTGCACGTGGCATCCACCCAATCGAATTTACCGCCGTGCTGCGCATCCTTGAATTCCATACCTAGCGCCAGTCCGATAGCCAACCAAAAGTTTATAGCGCCCGCCGGGATAGCGTATAGGAAATGTTTCCAACGGTTGGACTCAAGGAACCACCCGAACAGTTTAGAAGTGAACGACCGTTTACGCTCCGGCGCTTCCGGATTGTTAATGCTGCTAGCCTTTACCGGATCCTTGAACAAAAACTCTATAAAATTATCCGCGCTAGTTTGCAGATACTCTTTAGATTTTCCGTTAACGGGTTCATATAGATGTACGGTACACCTGTTAAGTTCGTCATACTGTGTACCCACGTAGGTAAATCTTTCATTGTCCAATGCCACCGTATCCCCTACGTGATACTCTGATGTGAATTTTTCTTTTTCCATTATTCTACTATTTTAAAAATTAAGTCATTCGGTTCTCCTTCTATTATTTCTACGCACAGCCACCCTCTAGGGCTTTTGCAAGGTTCGCCCCTCTTATGGAACGCACACCCCTTGCACATTTCGTCCTGCTCTTGGCGTACCGCCTTGTAGGTTACGCCTTGTAGGTTACGCCTTGTAGGTTACGCCTTCATGTTCCTTGGTATCGCCTTCTCGGAATTTTGATACTTCGCACTTCTCTTTCATACTTTATGTTTTTTAATCAGTTCCTTAACTATGTTCATTAACCCGTCCTGCGCGGTCGCCTTCTTGTTAAGAACGTCTATTACCCGCTCGTCTACCGTTCCCTTGCTTATCAAGTGATGCACGAATACGCTATTCTTCTGTCCCTGCCTCCACAACCTAGCATTGAACTGCTGGTATAGTTCTAGGCTCCACGTAGCACTGAACCATATTATACGGTTTCCGCCCTTCTGCATATTCAGACCGTGCCCAGCGCTTGCCGGGTGGGTAACCAGTACGGGAATCTTTCCCTCGTTCCAGTCTCTTACATCATCCACGGTGTTAAGCCTTCTAGCCCCGAAAGGTTTCAACGCCTCCATTATCCGGGCTTCCTCGTGCTTGAATCCATACGCCACAAGTACAGGTGCTCCGTTGGCAGCCTCAACCATTTCTATAAGTGTCTCTATCTTTTCGTTGTGGACTTCGTACACGTCCCGTACTTCATCATAGACAGCGCCGCCCGCGTATTGTAGTAACTTGTTCGTGAGGGCTGCCGCGTTAAGTGCGGTTATCTCCTTGGAATCGCCCCCGGTAGCGTCAAGCAGCGTTAGAAGTTGTTCTTCCTCGAACTTGTCGTATGCCTTCTTGACTTTCGGTGATAGTTCTACGTAGTTGTTGATGTAGGACACTTCCGGCATATCCAGGAAATCTAGAGCTTTCATTGATAATGTTATGTCGGATATCTTTCCGCCTATCACCTCCTCGGTATTGGCTAGCGGCTTGTACTCGTAGACTATTCCCGCGTTCTGTCGCCCCGGACGGAAGTAGTTAGCCCGGTAATCGGTTATGGTCTTTCCCAGTCTTTGCCCCCCGTCTATAAGGTACATTTGCGCCCACAGGTCAATAAGTCCATTTGGGGAAGGCGTTCCGGTAAGACCTACGACACGGGAACAACTCCGGCGGATAACCTTTGCAGCCTTGAAACGTTTGGCGCTGTGATTCTTGAAACTACTTAATTCGTCAAGTACTAACATATCATAGGGAACTTTTTGCCCTCCCCACATTTGCAGGAGCCATACGAGATTATCCCGGCTAACCGTGTACACATCCGCATCCGCCCTTGCGGCAATCTCGCGTTGCTTGGTCGTTCCCTTTATGACTGATACACGTAGGTGCCTTAACTGCTCCCAATTGTTAACCTCGTCTATCCACGTCATTTCGGCTACTCTCTTCGGCGCCACTACTAGTACCTTGGTTACTTCAAATCGTTCTATCAAGTCAGACACGGCCGTTAACGTGGACACGGTTTTCCCTAGTCCCATATCGAGGAATAGCGCGGCGAACGGGTTGTTCTCAATATGGTTAACGGCCGTTATCTGATACTTATGTAAGTTACTTATCCGTAGCATATCTTGCATTTCCTAGTTCCGCAAAAACAACGCATTTATCATCATCCCGGTAATCTCTGTCACACGCGTAATCCATTCCCATATATTCCGGTGCTCCGTTCGGTTTCAGCCTGTAAAAATCACATCCTTTACAAGTTCCGTGCGGGGCTTCTTTAACTACATATCTTTTTTCGGTCCTTTCTGAATACTTCGCCCACTTCATAATAAAATCTTTTCATCGCTATATAATTTAAATCGTTATTATCTCATTCCTATCTCGTCCATGTATAACTCGTTAGCAAGGTCTTTACGTGTCAGTCTTTCCGGGAACAATTTCAGAACCTCGTCTATTACATCTAGTATATCGGGAAAGGCTGACCTGATGCCTAACAGGTTGCACAACTCTCTAGCCGGGTTGGCCTTGAAAACCTCGTCCGTGTACGTTTCCCGTAATTCGTCCACCCCTGCAATCAACGCGGTAGCTTCTAGGTTGTTTAGGCCTCTACGAGTGTGCTCTTTCCTTAGTATCCGGTCGGGTACCTCTGACAATAAGAATTGTTGCATGTTATCCGGCAGCGCCTTTATAGCGTCGCCTATTGTGTACCCTTCAGCGGGTGTACCGTTCGCCATAGCCTTAACGAGATACCCGAACTGATTGATACGGTCTACTTTAAGTTTCTTATTAAATTCTTCCATGTCTTAGTATATTAATAATCCGACAATAGTATAATATTCTCGACGGGCACCGTTACGGTCTTATGTCCGGTAGCGTTCGTATAGGCGCCGGGGCAATTGCATCTGACAATTACTTCCCGCTTATCGCATAGGTTTTTGCCTATTATCCACCCGGTGTACGTTCTGTTTTCCCGCTGAAAACAAATCTCTTTCCGCGTCCCGTCGCGCCTAGTGACCAGGTCTATAACGGATTGAGGGGAGGGGCCCTCCATAATGTTACGGGCGAATATCGTAGCACGGTCTGTCATAACAAGGTGATACTCTTTATTGTATAGATATGATTCCGGGTCCTTAAGGGAGTTGAATCGTTTCCGTTCCTTTGTCTTTACGTTGGTCGCTGCATATATGTTATGCAGTCCCGCATGTACGAAAACCTTTATATACTCATTTCCGTTACTGTATAACTCGTTATAGTCTCTTTCTGTGGACTCCATATTATTTGCCTCCTATTACTTTAGCCATTGTTGACAATTCCTTTCTGCTCACTACTATGTACAGAGTGCGACCGCGTCCGTATATCTGCCACGTGCCGTTAAACTTTGAATAGGTAGCTGTATTACCGTCCACGTTATTAAGATTGACTACTTCACCCTTGGTCGGTTTATATTCCGCTAGGGACGTTAAGAGGGCCACCGCGGCCTTTTCATCCCCTAAAGGGATATCTAGTTCATGAGACGCTGCATTTGCGATTAGGGCGGTTATCTGATACGTTACCGCGCCTTCCTTCTCTACCTTGACTAGCTTACAGGTTCCCAGGCGGAACGACTTAACAGTTTCCAATTTCCCGGATTGACTTGTTACCTGTGCCATTGCAGTAACGGCAAACAAAACTACTGCTAAAATACTAATTAACTTTTTCATGAATCTAATTTTTAAATGTCACTTGATTGGTTTACTTTAAATGTTTTAGGGGCTATTCGTAGGGCGTATTCTATATCCTCCCGGGAAGCCCCCCATATAAGGTTACGTTCTTTGCCTAGATATCCAAATATCCTAGTGTTCGGGCTCACCCTTTCTATCTGCTCTATTTCCTCCCTCGTGAAGTTCCTCATAGCGGCAAGCAACTTTTGCATTTTATTGGAACGCTTTTCTAGTTCTTTCTTTGTAGGGGTCCCGAAAAACCCCCTCTTATTCCAAAACCTTTGGCGTTTCTTTAAATCCGCCTCGGTTAGTTCTCCTTGCTTGTACTTCATATTATATAACTATGTATAGTCTGTATAATTTACACTGTAAAAAGCTATTTTTTATCTCGTGTACCTTTGCTACTGCTTCACCTTCTGTTAATCCGTACAAGTCTATAAAGCTAGTCTTAAGTTCCGGTGATGAATGGTCAACAACCTTAAGTAACCATGAGTATCTGTTAATTTCCATATCTTATAATTTTAAGTGGTTATTTCCTTTTGACACTTCAAAGATACGGATACTTTCCGGACTACCAAACTTTTTGTCAAAACATTAACATTCGTTATATCTGTTCATTCGATATTAACACCTAGTAACTTATCAATGTACAAAACAGCGTTTTTGTATGCTTCCGGGCTATCCACCACCATAACGGTAAATCCTACTTTTTGTATCCGGTTTATAATATGCTCCTGTATCTTGGTTGGTTTCTTTCCAGTGCTCTTGAACTCGACAAATAGCGCATGCCCTCCGGGTATCAGATACAGGCGGTCGGGAAGTCCGTTAACAAATTGGGATAGCAATTTTACTGCTATCCCTCCTTTGTCGTTGACGTACTTAGACAATGTACGCTCAAATACCTTTTCGCTAGTTTCCGTTGCCTTCATTGTTCGGTACTTCTATTTGTAATACACTCTTGTTGGCTACTCTGCACGCCTTCCGTAGTGCGGTGTAATTGGTACGGGCTGTTACCGCTTCGCTCCACGATAGATTACTGCACCCTTCTAGGGCGTTCCACATATCCGACTTCTTATCGTAGGTTTCCAATTTGTACAGGCCGCAAAATGTGCCCTTCATTGACTTGTCCGGGGTGGTGCGTGTTGCACCGTCTCGGGTGCCCCTTAGTTTCTTTCTGTTACTCATTACTTGTCTATTATTGGTTAATACTTTGTTCTTTCTCCCTGTACACTAGTATAACCCTCTTTACGGCTCCTAGAGCCGCGTTACGGGGTTCTTCTTGGAGGTCTTTTATACGGGCCCATATAATTTCCCGGGCTGTATCTACGTGGGATACTTCGGGGGTTCCCATAAGGCGCCTAACACTGTCACCTACGTACTTAACTACCTCCCCGCCTTCAAATATAGCGGTTACTTTTAAAATTTCAAACATAATATTTAAATGTTAGTTGTTGGTTCACAAAATAGTAATACGAAAGCTACGAAGGCGACCGCCCAAAATAGATACGTCAAAAACGTTATTATATTCTTCTTCATGTCCGTATGGCTTTAATCTAGGTCCTCAATTTTTGATATATAACCATATCTTACCGCTTCCTTCTTTCCGGCCCCCGCCTTTTCGGATATTTCATTAAATGGTATATCCTTTAGCATGTCCGCTATACTTTCGGCATTTACTTCTATTACAGTGGATACGGTGCGTTTTCCGCTAACCTTATAAGTTACTTTAATCTTCATGTCATTATGTTTTATAGGCGGGTTTCCCCGCCCTGGTTACTACTTTATTATTACGCACTCTTTACGGTTGAACTTCTCGTCTTGTATATTAACGGCTATGTACTTTTGCGCTTTGAAATCATATAGAACCGCGATAGTATTGCACCCGTTAGCGGCGTTATAGTCGTTAATGGTATTCACATATTCGTATATATTGTTTCCTACCATTATCTTAACGTTGGTTTGTCTGAACAGGTCAAATGTCACTACGTAGCTAAATTTCTTCTTTTCGTCTATTACTTTAGTTGCCATATCTTTTAATTTTAAAGGGTTATTAATCTCTTATTGACATTGCAAAGATACGGATACTTTTTGAACTGCAAAACTTTTTGAGAAAATTCTTTGTAGATTTAACACAAATAAAGAAAAGGAAACGTTTCACAACGTCTCCCTTCTGAACTGTAAACCCCTTAAATAGTAGTCGGTGATTAATTGAATGAGTAGTAATTGATTCTCTCGCGGCAAAGATACTCATTATTTTGTAATACCCGCACCCACTCGCCTATAAATAACTTGCGGGCCGTATATTTTCTGCCGGGCCTGCTTGTCACGCTTCCACCCTTTCAGTGCCTTTACCGCGTTGGATAGCTCGCGGGCCTTAACTACTGTGTACTCGTCTTTCCGCCTTCCTAGTGCTTCCGTCCATAATTCAATAAGACTGAAAGAGTTTTTAGTTTCCGTTCCTTCCTCCCCTAAATCGCCGTTAAGGAAATCCAGGCGTTGCGCTAGGAATCTATCTTCATAGTCAGCCGGGAAAAGTCTATCTAGGTATTCCTCTATAAGACCTTGTATCGGTGTGCGCTCTGTGAACTCCTCGCGCGTTCCGCCGGCAATGGCTTCCGCTTCATCCGATAGTGTGAGGGCTTCACCTAACATGTACCCCTCCATTGCTTCCGCCCAAAGTTGGTCTACAACGGCATCAAATTCCGGTTCAAATATAAGGCGGGTTTTCCTTGTGCGTTTCACCTCCACGGGAAAAAATCGTCTGTTTCCGGTCGCGTCTTTCAGAAATTCGTCATCATTGGTAGAGCCGAAAAATACGCATTGTCTCTTATGAGTTTTCACGCGTCTAGCGTATGCGCCCCTGTACGTATCTTCTCTCTTTGATATGAAGTTCTTAACAGCCTCAACGTCTGATTTTCGTAGGGCGGATAACTCGGCTAGCTCCACTAGCCACGCAAACTGAATAGCCTCGTATGACTCTTTCCCGGATAGGTTGGTTAACGAGTCGTTGAACCAGCCTTTAGAAAGCCGCTGGATAAGAGTAGACTTTCCTACCCCCTGCTCGGAATAGAACACTAGAGCGGTGTCGAACTTTCGCCCCGGCTCGTATATGCGGGTAACGGCGGCGAGCAGCATTTTGCGGAACGCCTCGCGAGTATATGCGTTATCCTCGGCCCCCATATAATCAACTAGAAATGTGTCAATGCGCGGTACTCCGTCCCATGTCAACGACTCTAGATACAATTTGATAGGGTGGAAAGCGTTATCACTGCTAACCCGTTCTATCGCGTCGTTCAGCTTGGCATCATTGTATATCCCGTGCATGCGTTCTATGTGGCCCTTGATAATGGAGATATCCGTATCATTGACTAGGTCGCCCTTCTTGCTTCCCTTGGCGGTGAATGACGGGCGGGTAAATACTATCGTCTCCTTTAGCATGTCATAAGCCAACAGCCCATTTAACAGGGGGTCGGACTTGAAGGCGTTAACGAAGTTGTTAACTGTTACTTGCTTGTTTCCTTTTCCGTCTAAATCCCACACAAGTTCCGTAACTTCCTTGGTGCTATCTGACTTCACTGCATCCCCGTAATCGTCGAAATCGTCTAGGTCGGCATCCGGTGTAACCATGTCTTTAACGCATTCCTTATCCGCGCAGACCAGTTTGTTCATCTCCTTTGTGCTGTCCTCTTTGCCTAGGTGCCCGAACTTATGCACACGCACAAGGTCGTATGCGTTGTATGCGTGCCCGTCCGCTATCGGGTCGGTGGAGTGGTACGAGAAACAAAATAGGTCGTCAAATACTATCATACCGCCCACGCTATGCCCCGCCTTGTAAGTGTAACGGTCGTTTCCCGGCGCTATCTCGTACACGTCCGAAAGGTACTTTTCGATAGCCGCCGGAACGGAATAAGCCCGGCAAAACGCCCCTACTAGACCCGCCTTTTCGCGGGGGTTCTGCGCCATTGCCTTACTGACAATTGCGCGTGTCTCTTTCTCCTGGTCTGACTTGAACGCCCAATTACGGATATCTCGCCACTCCTCGTTATTCCCGTACAGGGATAACAGGTATTCGGCGCTGATAGGCTCACCCTCGAACACTTCGAAAACTTTCGGTTGGTCTGATGAGAGAGATTGCCAATACATCATCCGTTCGGCTTGGAATGTGGTAGGGTCGAACAAGTCTATACCTAGCAATTCCGCCATTTTACGCGCTGCGGCTTCGTATTGCGCCGCGTCCTGCACTTCTTCGGCGAACGGAATAACCACACGGAACCGCCTGCTCTTTTCCCGGTCTGAACGTGTATTGTATATAACGGCTGCTACACCGGGAAACCTAGTATCAAACTCCACAGGAAAAAGACTGTCAGCATAGTCAACGTCTAATGTTATCATAGACCGTGATAATACCGCACTTTTAAGACGTCTAGCGCCGGAAAGCTCCCCCGCCATATATCCGCCAACGTCTTTCAGATTGGCGCGAGCGGTGCGGTCGAGGCGGTCAAAATCGCGCATAGTCTCCGTACTGCGTATATCGCGGTTGAGGCGTTCCAAAAAATCGCTCCATGTATATTTAACCGTAGTCCATTTTAGCGAAGCCGAACTTCCTGCAACCGACAATGTGTACTTATCCATATCTAATCTTTTTTGTAGTAATTACTTATAAATCCTTCCGCGTTCAACGGTATTCCGAACGGTTCGGCCCATTCCGGTGTAGTCGCCATAGCTTGGCAAATCTCCCGTAATGTTACGGTTGGTTCCCCAAAATCGTCTAGAGGCACCTCGTTAACCGTCTCATCATGTATATGCCCCACTATATCCACATCCGGAAATCTCTCTCTTATGGTTTGCATTCCATGTACTAACAAATCGCGGCTAACCGCCTGTGTTATATTCTCGGTCAGCTTTCCGCCGTATGTGTCCAGTTCTCCCCATTTCCCGGTAAGGTTAACTCCCATGTATGTTATAACACTTCTTTCCCTGCCCTTTATTGTTTTTGTCTTTATCCGGCATTCCGGGTAAAACAGGCGGCGCCCGGAAGGTAACAGGATAGCAAGTGAATTGTTTTCTGTGAACCACTCGAACGCGCACACCCATACACCGTACACTATTACATCTACCCTCTTTTTGTTACGTATGCAAAGTTTCGCCCTTGAATCCAGTGTTTCCCAAAATTCGACTATCCGTGGGGAGGCGTCCCGCCAACGTAGTATGATATCCTTGTATAGAGCCGGGTCAATCGATTTTTCATAATCCATAACTTCCATAGCCCCTACCCAACCTTCGTACCCTAGCGCCAGTTCCGTTACCTTTCCTTGCTGCCTGTAATGTGTACCTTTGCCGCACTGGTCTTCCGGTAGGCTGAATGTACGGCTAGCGGATACTACATATATATCCTTTCCATTTCGGAAAGCGTCAAGGCGCCATTCTTCACGGGCCAAACCCGCCAATACTCGGGCCTCGATTGCGGAATAGTCCGCTACTACGAATATCTTTCCGGTATCAGCTATAAAGGCGGTGCGGATAAGTTGGGAAAGCATTCCGGGCGCATCGCCCCAAAGCATTTCGAACGTACTTAAATCGCCCTTCTTAGCGTCATCACGGCACGCGTCTAGCTCCGTTATATAATTGCGAGGTAGGTTCTGCATCTGCACGAGACGCCCCGCGAAACGGCCTGTACGCCCCGCCCCATAGTAACGGTACAATCCGTGTACACGTCCGTCCGGGCATACGCAACTTAACATTGACGTGTACTTGGCGTTGCTGGTCTTATTGATAATTTTACGGGACTCTAATACGTCCGCTACTTGTTCGTCATTGCATTCCTCTATAATGCCGTCTATATCCTCTTTCCGGAAGGAATCGAAACTCTTTCCGGTACGGATAAGACAGAAATTTTTTAGTTGCGCGGTTGACTTTAGGGAAGATATTCCATATAGGTCTTTTATACGGTTTTTCAGTCCGTCGCAAAACTCGTTGTTAATCTTCTCCGCATTCGTGGCTAGCTCTGTATCTATCTTTATCCCGGCGTCATTAATATACTGGTCTAGCGCATATACTTCCCTTTCCGATTCGGGAAAGTCGCAATACTCTAACCTATGGTATGCCTCTCGTTCTGAAAGCACATCATAACGTAGATAATCCATAAATTCCTCGGCCTTCTCGGGGAAATCCCGCATATAGTTGCGGTACGTGTTTCCGGCCTTGTCTTGTTGAGGAAGGCAAAAGAATTTTATTAGGGCCAATCCGGTTCCCTTCTTCCCTTCTTTCAGATTTAGCGCTTCGGATACCATTTTAAGCGATTCGGGGAAACCTGCGTATAATGCCAGTGACGCGGTGCATAAGAATCTCTTTGCCGGAATGTTAATACCGTAGGCCTTTAGGCACAATCTTTCAAATTGCGCGTTGTGCGCTACTATCGTGTAGCGTTCGTCCTGTATAACATCTTTAAATCTTTTCCATTCGGCACTATCATTCGCAACATCTACTATAACTACATCACCGTCCCCAACTGCGTAACCTACTAGGAGTATCTCAAAGTCGATTGCGGACGTGTATCTGTACGCGCCGCCCGTCTTTATATCCTCGCTGGAATACGTCTCAAAGTCTATGTAAATTGGGTTAATCATTTGTTCTAATTTTAGGGGTAAAAAATAAGGCCCACCGGCTTCTACTCGGGCGGACCTCGCACATTTGTTATAAAATAAAATCGGTTAATAAATAAAAATTAAAACTCTGTAAAATGTTATTCAAAATCACTTAAATCGCTTTCTCCTCCTTCATAATCGAAGTCGTTAACGCTTGCACCCCCGTCTAACCGATCATCGTCTGTAACTTTTTGAATCCCGTTAAGCCCGACACCGACTCCGCAACTAGTAGCGGATTTAAAGTACGTGAACAAACTTAGTGATGCGGTTCCCCATGAACCTGAATACATATCTTCTTTAACCGTAATCGGCTGTTTATGCTTGTCAATAACAATCGGCGCACCGTTCTTTTCCTGTCTCTTTGCGTTCAATACCCACATATCCTCGTATCCCGGGTCACCTTTTTTATCACCGTCCGTTAGCGGGTTCCGCCAGCCTTCCGGTATTTCGCCCCTTAATTTCGGGTTATTGGCTAAAAATTCAGCTGTCAATTCCTTTATAGCCGTCTTAATCTCGTTCACCTGCTTGGTGTCTGATTTAGGGATAAGTATTGATACACTGTAATAGTTCGTATTTCCGTCCATAATCGGAGTGGCCTCAAATACTCTTACATAGGAAAATCTCACATTTTTTAAAATCAATTTTTTACTCATGTCTTTAAAATTTTATAGGTTTTTTAATTCGATTCAAAGATATAGCTTTATTTTTATATCCCGCAATCGCTTTACTTATTTTAATATTTGTTAGCTTTCAATGTCGAAATCACTTAGCGGGTTAATCTCGTCCCCCGGCGCGCTGTCCGGGACTAGTTTAGGGTTGCCCGGCTTGGACTTAACATACTGTCCGTAAAGGGCTGAAAATTGCTTCTTTCCTACTAGCTTCTCTAGGTCTCCAATACCTTTCAACTTGATGTTAAAAATCTCATCTTCTAGGTATTTTTTGGTTAGCAGGTCTTGCCGTATGGCTTCTTCATCAGTTATCACCCTGCTAGACCTTCCCGCTACTAGTTTGTAACCTTTCCACTTGTGGCCCCTTAGCGCCTCATCATACACGAACTTGTTTACGCTCTCTAACCAACCTTTGTACTTGTCTATCTTTTCAATAAGGTCGCAAATCTCGTCCTCTGTAAGTAGTTCCGGATATTCGTACTTGTCGAAGTCGTCTACTACTGCCTCGTACTGTTTCCGGCATTGGGCCTTTACCGGGCAAAAACCGCACCAATCGCCCACTTTTTGCTCACCCTTTCCGGCGAACGCCTTCTTAGCGGTCGGTTTCAGAACCTTATCGGCCCACTGTAACAAGTCATTTGCGGATATCTCCCACACATCGAAGTGATTTAACCGTACTTGTGCTATTACTAGGCGGATACTCTTTATGGAGGGTTTTCCTTTAAGCGCCCCGAGTGCGTATAGCATCATTTGTGTGTTACGCTCTGCGTAGACTTTAACACCCTCCCCGTACTTAAGGTCTATAACCTCTAGCGTATCGCGGCCCACTAATTGACAGTCAACAGAGCCGAAGCAATCCGGCGCGTATTCGGAGATATCTACTTTTTCCTCTAGCAGCATTTTGCATGCCCCGTCCGACTTTTCAAGGTTATAGTTCTCGTTCATCACGAAGTCGCAATAATTGCGGGCGTGCCTGAACATTTCTTGCTTAAATAGAGGGTGCATCAAATGGTCATCTTTCAGTTCCGGAAGTTCTTCCCCGAACGGGTCGGGTTCCCATACTCCGGCATTCCATTGCGCTAGGCAGTACTCACAAATCTCGTGGAATAAAATGCCTTCTTCGGCATATACACTTGATTTATTTTCTGCGTTCTCCGCTAGCCTAGCCGAAGGGGTGCAATTCAACCAACGGCTAGATGAACTAGGGGATAATAGCGCGTGTTCTCTTTCGCTATGATTTTGTTTCATTACAGGTTTTCTTCTATGTACTTGATGAAGTCGGCGTAGTTCTCTGCGGGAAGTGAAGGGAAAGACGTTGCACCCACATATCCAAATGCATCTTTTACAACCTCTCTACGGCCCTTATTTAACGCCTTCATTGCGACGGCCTTAGCCTGTTCGATTGTGACGGGTTCCTTCACCGGCTCCGGTTCTTTAGCTGGTTCCGGTTCTTTAGCTGGTTCCGGTTCTTTAGCTGGTTCCGGTTCTGTTACTTCCGGTTCTGCTTCCGGCTCTTCCTTTTTAGCCGCTCTGCGTCTAGTAGGTTTTTTAGCTTCTTCTTTCTCGGCGGCTAGTTGTTCCTTTACTGCTTCGATAGATTCGGCAATACTCTCTTTGATAGGGCCTTTTTTAAGGTCCTCTACGGGCTTTTCTTCTTCGCCTGCACACTTATCCGATTCGGGTTCTATAAATCCCCGTACGGGTTCAATTGCGTGCCCTACGTTAATCTTTGCAAGGTTGTTCAGATACTCGGCTGTCGCCTGTAACATACTCGGGTTCTCGTTCTCGGTGTTCAGTTCAAAATTAATTCTCATTTCTTTTCAAAATTTAAAAGTTTATCTAATACTTCGTTACGTGATATACGTATCTTTCCGGCTGCATTTTCGAATCTAGTGAGATTCCCGGTTTGCAACTGATACCGGATAGCGTTTTCCGTGCACCCTACTAGGCGTGCGGCCTGTGCTACTGTCAGTAGGTCATTTTCTCTTTTTTCTTCCATTTCTTTTCCAATTTTCTTTTGTTTCCTTCATCGTTCTAAATTGCCCCTTCCGAGAGTATAAGTAATCTATAAAGGCGCGTTGGCGCGCTTGCTCGTATACGGATAGATACTTGTCGGCGTTCGGTATGATAAAGCCCCGGATGTTATATTCAAATCTTTTTCCGGCTTCTTCTTCCTCTAGTTCCTTTGCAAATACTTCCGCTATGCTAACAGCGCCTTTGCGCCCGTATAGTTCATTTATCGTCCACAGGTTAAGACATTCAAAGATTCGCTTTTTTACCGTGTCGTAGAAAAACTTTTCTAGTCGGTAAATTTTTAAATATCCCATATCTAGTAATTATTAGTCCGATTCTCCGGCCTTCCGGAATAGTGCTATAAAATTTAGTATGGTTTACAGTTTTTGTCGTTATAAGGATTCCGGCTTTATAGCTTCAATTAAGCGGATACCGCACCGTCTTTTCAAATGAATTGGGATACCGTCCGTGTTTCCCTTCTCACCCCCTTTGGTTACGATTGGCGGGGTTCTCATTTCCTTATCGACATTGCAAAGATACGGCTTATTTCTGAACTACAAAACATTTTCCGAAAAAACTTTGTGTATTTAACTACGATTAACAATTTTGCGGGGTGTCACAGATACATTGCTAGCGTCACAGATGAAGAATGACGCCTAACGTGCAGTAGTTCAGCAAGTTAGGCGTCATGTCACAGATGTAACAGCATTTTCCCTATTAGTTTAAAATGAAAATATACTATATACGATTTGATATATATTAACATTTATAGCACTTTTCTATTTTATCTCTATACGATTTATCTATTACATCTATTACACTAGCCATAAGTACTTGATTTACTGCACGTTTAGTGTCACTGATGAAAAATGTTTATCTGTGACAGCAAAAAGTTTGTAACTTGATACACAGCTAGTTATGTGTCACAGATAGGTGTAATAGATAGGTTGCAATTGTAAATATTTTTAGTAGAATTTTGCCGAAAACCTAATATGAAGCGTATTTTTCGGATTCTTGTTTGAAACGGTTGTATAGGGTTTCGGCTTACCAATTCTAAAGAAAAGGAACTTTTTTTGCCTGACGTGCGTAATTACATCTAGCGAATCGGTGCAATGTACCTCTAATTTCGTACTGTCCGGAAGGCTCTCAACCTTTATATCGTTCCAACCGTCATTATAATGCGCCGTTCTTTTCGCCCCGGTATGGTCTACTATGGTCTTTACTACCGTGTCGATTCTCGTAACTGTCTCGGTGCGTGTGGCATTCTTTAGTTCCCGGTTCTTTATGCCTAGCTCGCGTACCTTATTATTAAGGTCTGCATTAAACATTTCTAGCTCTGACTTCTCTAGGGTCAACGTATTCACACGTTCCGCGAAATCTCCTGCGGTGGACTTGTACTGCATCGCCTTGGTGTTTACCGCCTCTATATTCCAATCTAGGCGGTCTATCTCGGCTTTCTGCTTCCGTATCTTACCGAACGCGAAGAAAAGCAATATAGCCGCCAGTGCGACGGCTAGTATTAGTATTTGGTTTAATCGGCTCATAAGTGTAGTACTTGTCTCTTAACGTTATTCTTATCATACGAGATGTGCACCCACTTGTATTTTTTCTCGTCTATGAGTTGACAAAATGGTAGGTTCAATTCCCGCGCCAAATCGAAAAGCTTCTTGTTTTCCGCCGGGCTGCCTGCGGTTATGTCTGCGGCCTGGCCTTTTTGGTGCTGTGACGTCTTTACACCCCCTACCGCCGCGTTGAGCCTCGGCGACCTATAACCGCTAGTCACCGTTATCGGGTGCCCATATGCCTTCCGTAGCGGGTCTAATACGTTACTTATCAATCCTTTCAGATTCGCTTCCGCTTCCGGGGTCGGCGTGTTGTCTATCTTCTTGGCTTCCGCCGTCACCGACCTTGCTAGTTCCTTCACTGTGAAATACTCCATTCTTTAACTTTTTTATAAATTCTACATACTTAGTGTTAATCAGCATGTCCAACACTGCTATAAATTCGTTATCCGGCTGTATCAACTTGAAATTACGAATAATATTCTTCGCATACACAAGTGCAAATAACGTTGTTAACAGTCTCAGAACGTGCGTATAGTCCCCTTCCGTTTGTATAAGCCTTGCCGCCGCCGCCGTGAAAGTGATAACTATCGTGGCTATCGCATACTCGAAAAATGCATGGAATGCCTTCCGGTGTGAGTACGGTTTTCCGGCCCTTAAATCTGCTACAAGCCCTACCACGAAATTCAGCGTACCGAACAGGACGATAAGTACAAAAAATGTCATAACATCGTTGGTTACTGACATTATAAAGGCAATCGCCGATATTCGCGCCGCGTCTAGTATCCCGTCCATTACCTTATTAAACATATTCTACTTTGTACTCTGTTACATTCGCACGAATCTTTTAATAGCCCGTCTTTTCGGAGTTGTTCCAAAAGTGGCTCTATAAATTGGTCCGCCTTCCCGCGTTCCGCCTCGAATCTCTTGGCCTTGTTGACGTCCGGCAATACGTAGCTACCCAGGTAGTTCTGTATCTTAACTCCGCTTGCCGTGCTATTCTGTTCGCTCGTCTGCACGTAGCGCGCGAAAGCATAATAACATATAACGGTGTCAAGTCCTGCGTAATTGTCATTATTCGGCTTATATTTTTGCGGGGTTGCCTCGTAGGTCATACAAATTTGCGGCTTGACATCTAATTGGTCAGCCTCGTAAAATGCTTTTTCTAGGTCGGCATCCTTGACGTCGGCCGCTAGAGAAAACAAACTTCTTAATCTTGCAATAGGATATGCCATACTTATACGGTTTGTTCTCCGGGGTCCGTGGCTGCTGTATCCACCGCTTCCCCTTCGAGATTGTTATTTATATCAGTAATTGCAGTATCTAGGTCAAAGATGTACGCCAAATCTCTAGATATGCGTTCACGTACTCGGGATAGCGAGCGCCTGTACACTTTCTGCATCTCTTTAACCACTTCGCCGGAAGCATTCGCAAAGTTAATCAGCGACGAGTCGATTAACGGGATAGGGATAGTATAACACGCTATTGCAATATCTTTCCGTAACGGTTCGGAATACTTTTCGTACAGGTCGGCGTCTATTGGTGTTCCTACCTGTTCCACCCGGATAAATGGTTTGTCCGATATGCCTACGGCTGTGTCACGTACCGTTAATACCGCTCCGGTCCCCTCAACGCCCATCATATTTGTAAGGGCTTCGCGGAAATCGTCTTGTTCCCTGTCTGATTCAAAATCTCCGTGCGTAACTATGCTACATGCGTGGAACCCTCTAGATAATACGTTCTCCACATACATGGCGTTTCCGCGTTCCGCTGCCATTTCGGGCTGCACCGCGTGAAACGGACTGGTAGGATAGGGTACACGGTTCGAAAAATTGCTATAATACAGTTGTCCCGGGTGATTCTCGATTCCTCCGTATTCCTCACATTCTTCGGCAAATTTAGCCGGGTTGAATGTGGGGTATATCTTTCCGGTTTTGCTGTTAGTGTCCTTCAGCATCCCCCTGTCCCAGTTATCAAATACTAACCATTTGTTTACGCGGCTATTCTCCTTGTAATTCTTGTTAAGTACTGCGCGGACATAGCCGAACGGAACAGGATACACCGCTTTCGGCTTGTAGTCGCCTCCGTACTGCACTATCAGCGCATAACCGCGAAATCTCGGAATGTCCTCCCCGATAAATTCTAGTATGTCGTTCATGTCCTGCCCGTTATCGTTCGTCATACGGGCGAACTCTTCCACGGCAAAGCCCTCACATACTATATTCTCGGCGGCTTTTGCCACGCACGCCGTAGCGGTTTTGCTAGCGTCTATAAGGTTGGCTATCCTTTGCGGGTACAGGTTATCCGCATCATAGCTAACAACCCCCTCCGCCTGTCGCGGAAGTAGGTTAATAGCTTTGCGGACTGCTAGATATATTCTTTTTCCGTCTATCATGCCCTTTAGATTAATTACTCAAACTCGGAGATATCCGCATTTTCTGCTTCTTCTGCGGCCTTCTTTGCTGCTCTAGTAGCTGCGGCCTTCTTTGCGGCTGCGCTGCGTTTTGCTGCGGCAATTTCCTCCTCGGTAGGTTCTGTTACTTCCGGTTCTGTTACTTCCGGTTCTGTTACTTCCGGTTCTGTTACTTCCGGTTCT